CGCGCCAGGCGCGCGAGTACGCGCAAGCGGTTAAGGACGGTTGGTCGATCGAGCAACTCATCAACTTGCAACAGGTTCAGGCGTTGGAAGCGTTGAGCGCCGTCGCAAAGAAGGCATCGACGGACGTAATCTATAGCGCCAACTCGCTGGCAGCGATGGCCGACCAGGTGGTTGAGGTGTCGGCGGCGTGGCAAAAGACGATTGACGGACTGTCGGAAGCGCGCAACGCGGCCGAGCAGACCGCGAACGCGATCCGCAAGACGGTGGACGCCACGCGCACGCTGTTTGACACGTTGTCCGGCTACATGAAATCGCTGCTGGTTGGCACGCTGTCGCCGTTGACAAAATCGCAGCAAGTCGCGGAAGCGCGCAGCCAGTTCGAGGACGCCGCACGCAAGGCCGCGTTCGGTGACTTGGAAGCGGGCGGCAAGGTGACGGGGCTGGCCAACACGTTCTTGCAGTTGATGAAAGAAACGTCGCAAGTCTCGGCGCAAGCGGCGCAAGACGCGGCGCAAGCGGCGTTGCCGAAGTATTTCCGCACCGCCATGCCAGCCATAGAAGGCACGCAAACGGCTGAGTATCAACAGGCGTTTGCGGACGTAAGCGCCATGATTGACGCCGCTACGCTTGGCGTCGGTGGCCAGTTGGACATTCAAGTGCAGCAGTTGCGGCAGGCCGAGCTACAGACGGGGATTCTTGGCCGGATGCTGGCGCAAGCCAATGCTGCCGCGCGGGGCTTGCCCTTCTTTGCTCACGGCGGCGATCACAGCGGTGGCATGGCCATCGTGGGCGAACGTGGGCCAGAGCTTATCAACATCGGACGGGCGCGCATCTTCTCGGCGGCAGATTCCGCGGCGGCGTTTGCCGGCAACTCCACGGCCACGGTGGAAGAACTGCGGCGCGTGATTGCGCGGCTCGAAACGCTGGTGCGGGTGACAGCGGCGGGCGCGCAAGAAACCGTCAAGGCCGTGGCGCGCGTGAGCAATGACGTAGCCAGCTTGACGCGCGAAGTGCGGTTGTCGGGCGAGGCAGCGGCGTGAGCGAGCAAATCTATCTCGTCGAGTTGACGGGCTACGATACCACGGTGTCGGCGGTCGTAACAAAGTACTTTTCCACCGGCGTTGGCTATATCACGTCGCCAAGCGAAACCCCGGCAAACACGGTTTTTGATCCGCGCGTGATTCAGCCCGCGCTACTGTCGCGCAACTTGTTCGGCGGCGGGCGCACGTCAGGCAAGACGCAGTTGACGTTTGGCGAGATCGTCCTGGCGAACAAGGACGGCGACCTTGACGATTTGCTCGACTTAGGGCTGGACGGGCGGGCCGTCACCATTCGGCGCGGCTTGTCCGATGCGGCGTATCCAAGCGGCTTTACGACGGTGCTGGTGGGCGTGGTTGAGCAGATCGACTGCTCGGTGGACACCGTAACGGTGCGGCTCAGGGCGGCCGACTTCAAGACGGACATCCCGTTCCAGACGTCCAAGTACGGCGGCACCAACGTGCTGCCCGCCGGCGTGGACGGCGTGGAAGGCGACTTGAAACGCAAGCCCAAGCCCATTCTGTACGGCAGCGTCACGAACATTGAGCCACCGTGCGTCAATACCGCGCGGTTAATTTTCCAAGTCAACGACGGCGCGGTCAACGCGATTAGCGCCGTGTACGATCAAGGCACGTCGCTCACGGCGGGCGTGGCGCGGGCCAGCCAAGCAGCGCTCGAAGCGACGGCGCCAACCGCGGGCCAGTTCGACACGTTTCTTGGCGGCGGGTTGTTTCGGCTTGGCTCGGATCCCGTTGGGCCGGTGACGTGCGACACCGCAGAAGCGGCATCAACAGCCTTGCGTTATCCGGCGCAGATTGCGGATCGCGTGCTGCAAAACCGCCTGGGCTTTACCGCGGGCGTCATCAGCAGCGCCGACATCACGGCGCTAGACATTGCCGCGCCCTACGAGTGCGGCTTCTGGTGGGACGAGGAAACGACAGGGACGGACGTGCTGGACGCGGTGCTAACCAGTGCGGGCGCGTCCTGGGGGCCAGACATTAGCGGCGTCATGCGGATGAAGCAGTTTGTGGCCGCTACAGGTACACCGGCCTATGCGTTTGTCTCGACCGACATTATTGGCAACGTCTATCGCTCACCGACGGCCGATCAGGATCGCGGCGTGCCGGTCTTTGCGGTAATTGTGCGGTACGCCAAGAACTACACGGTGCAAACGTCCGGTATCGCGGCAGGCGTCACGGAAGCGCGGCGCGGCGTGATCGCGCAAGAGTGGCGGGACGCGCGTTATACCGACGCCACGGTGCAAACTAAACACCTGCTGGCGGCTGAGATTATTGTAGAAACGGGCATTGTCTCGTCTGCTGATGCGTTGACGGAAGCTACGCGCTTGCAAGTGCTACGCGGCACACGGCGCGATCGCTACGAGTTTGTCGTGCCGCAGGACACGGACACGATTGCGCTGGACTTGAACAACGTGGTGAGCATTACGCACCCGCGTTACGGGCTGGCTACCGGCCCGTCGGCGCGTCTGATTGGGATTGAGCCGGACGCGCAAGCAAAAACCTTACGCTTGACGGGGTGGGTATAAATGGCCAACGCGATCCTCGGCTTTCCAATGACGGGCGACAGCACCGCCGCGGTGTTTGCGGGCGGCTCATGGGTGGCTACGCTGCCGCTAACCAACTTGCAAGACGATCGCCTCGCGCGCGTGACGCGCTCGACCTCGGCGTCGCTGGCGAACGCACAGTTTACCGTAGACTTTGGCGTGTCGGAATGGGTGCGGCTCGTGGCGTTGGTCGATCACAATTTCTCGCGCACGAGCGCCGTCCGCGTGCGGGGCAGCGATACGGCGGGCGACTGGTCGGTGCCAATCTATGATTCGGGCTGGTTTGACGGCTGGCCGATTACCTCGCCGCTATACGTCGCGCCGGTGGGCGATCCGTCGTGGCTCGATGGCCGGATGAGCGCAGCAGAAGCCGCCAACTATAACCTCTCGGCTATCTATATTGCGCCAACCGCACTAGCGTCGCAATACTGGTTGATTGAAATTAGTGACATTGGCAACACGGCCGGCTTTGTGCAGATGGGGCGTCTGGTGATGTCGCGCGCCTGGCAGCCAACGATCAATATGAGCGTGGGCGCCACGATTGGCGTCAACACCGAAACGACGTCGCAACGCTCGGACGCGGGGCCGAAGTATTTCAACGTCCAACCGCGCGCACGGTCGGCAGCGTTTACGATTCAGAACATGGACACGGACGAAATCTTTACCTATGCCTTTGAGATACAACGGCAGTTAGGGCTGGCCGAGCAGCTATTTTTTGTGTGGGATGCCGAGGATAGCGTGCATTTGTTTCGGCGCTCGTTCTTAGCCACATTGCGCGACTTGTCACCGCTTGAAGCGGCGGCGACCGATTTTTATACGGCGGCACTTTCTTGTGAGGAGGTACTCTAATGGCAGACGTAGTACTCAACGGACATACCTATTCGCTGGCGATCCTGTCCGGCACGGACGGGCGCGACTATGCCCGCCCTGAAACGATTACCAGTTCTGGCGTGACGCTGTGGGACTTGTTCTTTACCGACTTGGTAGTAACAATTTCTGCCGCCGTCACCGTCAACGGCTTAAGTCCGGGCGCGGACGGTGGCTATATACGATCCAACGGCACGGCATGGGTGCGCGTGCAGGGCGTCGGCAGCGGATCGGACTTGTTTCTTAGCGAACCTTTCTTCACTAATTACGGAGTACTCTAGTCATGGCCGTTACCTCAACCCCTATTTTCGCGCAAACGCCGTTTGTCAAAACGGTAACGCTTGCCGCCCAGACCGCGTGTTCAACCCGCGCACCAACCGCCACCGCTTCAACCTCGGCAGCAAACATTATTGCGTTTGTTTCCGCGTCAACGAACGGCCTTAGGATTGACAGCATCCAAGTCAATGCGTGTGGCACAAGTATTTCAACAGCTAACGCAGCTAACGTAGTGGGTATTTGGGTCGATGACGGCACAACCGCTTTTCTGATTACAGAAATAGCCGTTACTGCCGTTACACCGTCTGCTACGGCTGTTGCTTTTACAACAACTAATACCTATACGCTGCCACTTAATTTGCCAGCCGCGTTTACGCTAAAAGTATCAGTTGGCACCACAACAACCGCTGCTGGGACAGCGTTGCAGGTGACGGCGTTCGGCGGGGCGTACTAAGATGCCAAGCGCTTTCGGTAAGCCCGTCACGACGGCGAATAGGTTTGGGGTTGTTACAGCAACCGTAGCCCAATCGATGACGCTTGTTACGACGTTGACGGCGTCGTCGTCGGCAAGTCTTTCTTATACTAGCTTTGCATCGGCAAGCTACAAAAGCTATAAATTAATATTTAGCCGTATTTTACCGGCTACTAATGACACGAATTGGAACGTAAATGCGTCGGTGGACGGCGGGGCCAATTATGGCGCGCTATGGACCGGCAATACACTGCACAACGACAATTCAGCCACATGGGGAAATAATATTTTCACCGCAGTGACAAATAATCCAATAGTCATTCAATCGTCAAACTCAGGGTCCTCAACGCTTAGTGGCATTTACGGCGAGTTGATTTTTAATTACAGCCCGACGGCAGGGACAGCGTCAGCGATTACCGGAATGCTTGGCAGCAGAAATAATAATTCTACAAGAATTGCTCCTCAAATAACGCACGGAGTGTATGATAACGCGACGGAAGTAAATGCCCTTAAGTTTCTTTTTGCGAGTGGCAACATTGCTTCTGGCACCATTCGCATCTACGGGATTACCTGAGTATGACTATGCCAAATAGTGAGGCCGAGGACGCACGGATTCGCAGCGGCCCGCACAAAGTGGTCAACGGCGACGCTGTCGCGTTGACGCCCGACGAAATCGCGGAACACGATGCCCGCGCCGTGGCGCACGAAGCCGCCCTTCCCGCCCGCGCACTGGCCGATTTGCGCGAGCAACGCAACGCAAAGCTCGCCGCGTCGGACTGGACGCAAGTGCCGGACGCGCCCACAACAAACGCGGCCGCGTGGAAGGTGTACCGCCAAGCGTTGCGCGATTTGCCGCAGCGCACGGTATATCCGAACGCCCCACAGTGGCCGACGGCACCGTGACCGCTGACGTCAAGCGCGGCCTCACGATTGCCCTCACCTCAACGTTTGTCGGCGTGGCGGCAATCCCGTTCCTGATCGCGCTCTGGCGCACCAAAGTGGACGTGTCGGCGTTCGATATTCATATCGTGCAGGAAGCCACGCACGTTGTCCGCGACTCAGCGCGTGCGGAAGAACAACGGATGCTCTTGCTGGACGTGTTGTGCGCCACCAAGCCAGCGGATAGGCGATGCCGTTAGATATCACGGTGTCGTTTCCGACGGTGTGGCGGGTGGTTCGGAAGGTGATGTCCCTCTTTCGCAAGGTGAACTCATGAGCGTTGTATCCTTTGCATTGCCCTATGTGCTGCCGCTGTTCCTCGGCTCGGCAACGTCGGTGTGCTATCAGTATGTGAAGAAGGCGAGCGCGTGGGTGGACGCGCAGCCGTCGCAGATTCACGCTTTCCTCGTGGGCGCGATTGCCATTGTGCTGCCGTTGCTTGGCAAGGTTGTTCCCGGCTTTGAGGCCACCGACTTAGCCGGCGTGGACGCGGCAACGGTGCAGAGCGTGTTGGCGCTGGCGGCGGCCAAGCTCACGTTCGCTATCCGGAAGAAGTAGCATGAAACTTGTGCGCGTTGCGACCACGGATACGGCGACGTTTGGCGTCTTGATTGATGCGGGCGTGCCGTTTGCGGTGACGCTGGAACATCCGTGGCGCGACGCGAACAAGGACGGCCTCGGTGATCGGGGCGTGTCGCGCATCCCGACGGGTTCGTATCGCTGCGTGCGGTATCACAGCGCCAAGTTCCCGAACACGTTTGAGATCACTGGCGTGCCTGGCCGTTCTGCGATTTTGTTTCACACCGGCAACACGCCCGCCGATACACAAGGCTGCGTGCTAGTGGGCGAGTCGTTTGACGTAGTCAGCGGCGTTCCCGGCGTGACGCAGAGCAAGAAAGGGTTCACCGAGTTTCTGGACAAGGCGCGCGGCGATGCGTTTACGCTCGACGTCGTGAGCGTCCCTTAAGCCCTTCCCGTATGGTGCGGCACCGTTGGACTGAGCAGGACGATCGGCAGTTGTTGGAACTTGCGGCCACCTACGGGAGCGACCGCCCGCCCATTGTCGCCGCGATGGGCCTGAGTTACGGCAGCGTGGATCGGCGCGCTACGGTGCTTGGCCCGCGGTATCGCGCCGCCGTGGACAGCTTTGACGCGCGGATGCGCGCGCAACGCGAAGTGGCGCCGATCCCGCCTGGCTCAAAGCTCACGGCGCTGCTCGACATCCCGCCCGCGCCGTTTGCGGTGAACATCCCGAAGCCCGCGCCCTCAAAGGAAAAGCGTTTTACGACAGCGGTGTTGTACGGCGATACGCACGTTCCTTTTGAGGATGCAAGCGCCATCAAGGTAGTGCAGGGCGTGATCCGCGACGTG